CATCCGATTCCAAGAGGACTGGGAAGAGATTTACAGCAACGGTGTGCACGAGCTGGATGACGCTCGCGAGAAGACCAAGAAGGAAAAGACCGACAAGGAAAAGGAAGCGGCCAAGTGCCCCAAGTGCGGTCACCTGTGGGCTGGTGGGTCAGACACCTGCATCCACTGCGGCTACACCCGCGAGAAGCGCAGCATGGTTGAGTCGGTGCCGGGAGAAATGGAGGAGCTCAAAGCAGCGGCCTCTCGGGAAAGCAAGCAAGACTGGTACAGCATGTGCCAATACATGGTCAAGAACCACGGATGGAGCCCCGGGAGAAGCGCACACACCTACAAAGACAAGTTCGGCGTCTGGCCCAAGGGTCTGGCTGACACGCCGAAAGCCCCAAGCATAGAGTTCAACAAGGCGGTGAAGGCTGCACTGATCCGTTATTTGAAAGGAAAGAAATGAGCTACGGCTGCCATGACAGAAGACCCTACAAGCAGTTCTTCCAACCCAAACCAATGGAGAGGAGGATAAGCATCCACATCGAGTTCAAGATGGCCATGGACTGCCAGTACACCAAGACCGAGCTGGGCCGCAAGGATCAAGGCTGCATCGGCTGCAAGTGGAGGATGCCAGATGCCCTACAAAATTGAGATGCCGATGTGCGCGATATGCGGTAAGGCTGTTGACAAGATGACACTTCACGATGACTTCAATGCACACCGCAAAACCTTCACCGTCTTTTGTCACGGTGATAGGCAAGAGTCAGTGCTTGAAGACTGGATGGTCGTCAATGCAACCAACATCGAAGTGGGCTTGGCTTTTGATCAGAAAAGGATTGGAAATGCACTTCCTTGACTTCTGCCGCCTGCATGGCATCTTGGTTGACCGTGAGCCGCCCATCGGCGTGTGGAAGCGCTACCCCACAGAGGACAAGCGGCACCACCGCAACGGCGCTGTGAAGTTCATGGGTGACCATGCTTACGTGCAAAACCACGCCACCGAGACAGAGATCAGCGTCTGGCATTCAGACGGTGACTCGGCCATCGACCCCAATAAGGCACGCAAGGCTGTCGAGGCTGCTGCGCGTGACATTCGCGAGAAGCAGCAAGAGGCCGCTCGCAAGGCCGCATCCATCTTGAACCAGTGCCAGATCGGCTTTCACCCTTACCTTGAGCGCAAGGGATTCAAGGAGGAGCAGGGCAACGTGTGGAAGACCAATGACGGCCTGCTGCTGATCATTCCGATGCGCGTGGGGCATCAGCTTGTCGGCTGCCAGATCATCAGGGAGGACGGCGAAAAGAAGTTCTTGAGCGGCCAGCGCACATCCAATGCGGCCTTCACGTTTGACAACAAGGGCGACCACATCCTTGTTGAGGGCTACGCCACAGCCTTGAGTGTTCGTGCAGCAATGAAGGCGCTCAAGCGCAGGTACACGCTGCATGTCTGCTTCTCGGCGGGGAACTTAATCAAGGTTGCGGCCAACCTGCCTCGCGGCTACGTGATTGCCGACCATGACAAGCTCAACCCATCAACCGGCACGAGGGCTGGACACGAGGTCGTCAAGAAAGTGGGTTGGCCGTTTTTCATGCCCGAGCAAGAGGACATGGACTTCAACGACCTGCATCAATCAACCAGTCTATTCAAGTGCTCACAGGCGCTCGACAAAATGTTTCGCAAAGTTCACTGATAGTTTTTGCAGTACTGGAGGGGCTGGACGGCCAGTCGGTCAGGGTGATCGAGTGAGGCCAGCTCCAGCTTCTGCATGATTTCAAATCCGATGTCGATGGCGTTCGGGCCGGTGCCCACCATTTCAGCAATGGCAGACACCCGGCCATCTTCACCCTCAATCAAGTGGATTGAGAACATGGTCTTGCTGGAGTTCTTTGATGGCAATAACACGGGTTTCCTTCAGGTCCCTGTCATCGTACATCAAAGCCTTTGTGTTCACCATGCGCAGGGCATCAAGGCGGGTATCTGCCTCGATATCAAGCTGAAAGCGCACGGTGCGCTCGATGGTCATGCGGTAGGTGGGCACAGCTCCTCCGGCACATCGACTTCATCGCCCAACTTGGATGCAACGTAGCACCGCATGGCGGCGATCAGGGGTGTGGGGCCGTACTGCCTGTTGTCCGAGCCTTGGATGTAATTGCCGTGGTCGTCGTATCGCAGGTTGTGGCCGTACGCCACCCAACACTCCAAACCGCCCGCTGTGTACTGCGGCTCAATACTGAGTTCTTCACGCTCAATGATCGGCCCACCTTGTGCCCAGTCTGTTGAGTAAGGCTTGACCTCAAAGTCAGCGCCCGCCCAGTTCTCGGCCATCGTCACCGCCCAATCAAGGGCAGCGTCTGTCAGTTCAGATGTTTTCATGTCAATCTCCCTTGGCTTTGAACTCTGCGATCAGCATGTCTACCCATGCGTGTCTATGTGCTTGGATGCGGTCCTTTGTGGTGCGGTCACACAGTTCGTATTCGGGTACGCAGCCCCGATCATTGAGCCACCCCTCCATTGTGTACGCACCCTCAAGTCGCGACTCAACGATGTCGGTGCATCGCTCAATGTCTCCGCTGGTCATGCGTTTGGTGTACGCCGCCGCAGTGGTGATTGCAATGCAGATGAACTTCTCCTTGGCCGAATGGTTGCATGCCTCATGAAAGTCCTTGGCCAAGTTTTGCTTGGCGCGTGTGAACACTTCTGATGTTTTCATGTTTTCTCCTGTTCGTGCGAAATGGCACTGCAAAGCCCAAAGCGGGCTTCACGGTGGCATCTGTCTCAAAACCAAGCCATGATGGCAACAAAGGCCACGGCCAACACGGCGTACCAGATCAGCTCAGCACGGTCTGACATGGCCTCGCGGCGCGTGGGGATGGGTTTGGCGGGTCCGGTGTATTTCATGCAGCCTCCCGTTTTGTGGACAGTCTGTTTTGCTGTTCAGCCATATCATCAAAATACGCCATCAAGGTTTTTGGGTCTGGGTTCATTTTGCAGCGACTGGCGAAGTCCAAGTGGCGCTCTACCCTTTTAATGGTGGATTTCATCAGGCTGTTTTCGGCAGCAAGCGTGCGGATAACTTGCGCAGCGCGAGACGGCATGCCGAGATTCCCGGCTTCCAGCATGGCAAGGACTCGTTCGGTTTCGTTCATGGCATCTTCCTTTCAATCATCACTTCTGCTGCCAACTTGCATTGATCAATCTCGCAGCCTGTTCTGGAATTTTCAAGCTCACGGATCAGTCTCGCAGCCTGTAGCAGGGATTCGTGCGTGGTTGCGCGAGTGCCCAAAATATAGGCCTGCGTCAGTGGGTTATTTGCTTGGGGGAACATTTGATTTTGGATTTTGGTTTTGGAAAACTGCGGGCTCGGATCAGCCTCGCAGCCTGTTAAAAAAAACGGGGGCGTGCCCGCGTCCGGCCCCAGTCCGGGCGGCTCCTCCTCTCCGCTGGTGGCCAGCTCGCGGGCTCGGGCTCGGTCGGATGGTTGCTCGGCGCTGGTCATCAGGTCAATGATGCGGGCTCGGGCCTTGGCTGCCTGCTCGGTGGTGGCTCTGGCCAGTGCTTGGCCTGCTGCTCTATAGGCCTTCTCGGGATATATCACTGGCGGGCCTCCTGCCTGCCCTGCTCGATATATTCGCGGGCGGTGGTTTGGTCGTGGGGCTTCTCTGCCTCCAATAAAACCCGGATTGCCTGTGATGCTGCGGCGACTTGTCCGGGGGTGCTGGCGCGTTCGTAGCGGTGGCCTGCGGTTATATAGGTTGCTTCGGTGTGTGTCATTTTTGGGGGTCCTTGTATTGTTTCGGCCAACATTGGCGGCATTTAAAACCCTTGTTATGGGGGCATTCCGGGCAATTGCTCTGTGTTGCGCTGGTCATTGCTGGGGCTCCTTGTATGGTGTCCATTGGGCATAGGCGCGGGCCTCGCTGCCCTGCTGGCGGCATTGGTCGCAAAATGTGGATGTGTACCCGCTGGGCTTGGTCGCGGTCCATTGGGCGGGCTTCCCGCATTCGTGGCCATAGTTACCGGGTTCGGCGTTCGTGCATCGTTTCATGTGTGGGCCTCCTGCTGTATTAATTCGGCCATGGCTCGGCCTCGCTGGTACTTGGTGCACCATTCGTTAGCGTCCGGGCGTTCATATGGGCGGGGCGGGGCGTTCAAAAATCCTCGCTTCCAGTCGCTGCGGGCTCCGGGCGTGCAATATGGGTTTTTGTCCACTTGCCACGTCTGGCCGTTTTCGTCTACGTGGGTTATAAGGTGTTTTTTTAGGTCGCCCGCTGCTGCTTCGCGTGCCCATGCTTTGACCTCTTCAGGCGTGTTAAATCTCACGGTTTTGGCTCCTGTAGTCGGGACAATCCCCGCACCTGTCCCCCTGTCACGGGGCAGGCGCTGGCGCTGTCAAGCTGCGGCTATTGGGATAACCCGGCGTGCGGTGCGGTCGGCCTGCTTTGCTTTGCTGCCATGGGCTCGAAACCCGATAATTTGCCTACGGTCGGCGCGTTGGCACAATGCACAAAGCGCACAAGTCATGTATTCGGTAGTTTGAGCGGGGCAAACTAGGACCGGGCGGCCTTCTGGTGTCTGGCTGTGCTTGGGGGTGTCCATGGGCACCACCACCACCACGGGCAAACCATGGGCGGCGAGCTGGTCGGCGTGGCCTACATCGTAGGCGCTCAGGTTCACGGTAAATCCCCACTGTGTAGCGGCTTTGGCCCATTTGATCGCGTCCGGGCTGTGTTTGTGGGTGTATGTAAACCCGTTCCGGCCTCGGTTGGCTTTGACAATCTGCCCGAGTGCGAAGGCGTCCACCTGTTCACCTTCTCCGGGTAGGTCTCCGGCTACATTCATTCGCCACAATTGGCCCTTCGGGAGTCGGGCGATTGCCTTGGCGAGTCCTTCAATATCGGTGCCTCTGGTGCTTACCTTGTCCCAATTTAGGCGGGTGTAAAAGTCCTCGGCATAGCATGTGCTGCGGTAATGTGGGCAGGATGGCGGGCAGGATTCCCGGCTGGTGTATGTCTGTGGTATCGGGCCGGTCTTGCGGTTGCTGCTGGCTTGGATAAAGTGGTAGCGCATGGCGTTTACTCCTGTGAGTCGAAAGAATAGGACAGTTCGTCTGCGGCTTTTTGGCGCGTCCATTGGTCGGCGGTCGGGTCTCTTAAGGTTTTAATGGCCCACATAATCGCGTCATCTAGTGGCATCGGCACCGGGTCGCTTTCGCTGTCTGGGTGTGGGAGTGCTGGGTTCATGGTGAAGTATTGGCGTTTCATGCTGTGGCCCCGTGGCGGTTGAAATACTCAGCGGCGCAAAACCTGCCCAAAATGGCGTTGTATGTCTCGCGCTTGCTGTGGTAGTAGTCGGCGTGTGGTTCGCCCTTGCGGAAGTTGTGCCACTGGTTAAAACGGGCGTTGGCTTCAATGTCGCGCTGTAGGCTGCCCGGTTCGCTGTAATAGGCTTTAAACCCGTTAATGTCGTAATGGGCGATAAACCCGCTCGCCAAATAAAGGAAGTTGTATCCGGTGCTGTTGAGCTTGGAAATATCGCGGCAAGCGGCGATAACGTTATTGACAATCCGGGTTTGCTGAATGTCGGTCAATGGTTTCATGGTGTCGGCTCCTTAGTGTGTCTGGCGTGCTTTGACTGTCATGCGGGTGGATGCTTCGCCCGTCTTGGTGTATGCGCGGATAAGTTGGGGGCTGGCCTTCAGGCGCTTGGCGATGGCCTGCCAGTCGGTGAGGGTCTTTCCGGCGCATCTGGCGAAGTTCACCCGGTAGAGTTGGCCCTCAATGTCGGCAAGCCCGGCGTCTTCTAAGTCGGTGCGGATGTTGTCGGCCTTGCGTTTCATGTCGGCTATTGCGGCGTGAAGGGTGCCCAGTTCGTCAACTTTGGCGGCGAGTGCTGCGGCTGCGGTGACTGCTGCGGGCTGTGTTGGCTCTCCGTGGTCGTTGTAACGTGCGGGCATCAGGGCGGCGGCTGCGAGGGTGGCGAGGTCTTGGGGTTTCATGGTTTAGGCTCCGATCATGGTTAAAAATGTTTCGCCGCGAATGGCGCGGGCATCAATCCGGGTATCAGCAAAGCCCCGGCGCTTGTAGTGGGCGGCTGCTCGTTCTGCGTGGTCTTTGTCTGCGTATGCTTCAAGGCAAGCGCTGCCGCTATCGGTGAAGAAAACCAAATAAATGAGGTCTGCGGCTGGTGTGGCCGGGAAATCGTGCGGCATGGTTTAGGCTCCTTTGGTGGTGGTGCTGGCGACAAAGCGGCCAAAGCGGGTAACGGTTGCGCGGTCGTAGCAGTGCGCCCACTGCAGCGCATTGCGGCGGGTCAGGCTGTGGTGCACCTTGGTGAATCCGTGGCCTTGGGTCTGATACCCGATAAGGCGAGCGGCTGCGGTGCGGATGCGGTCGGTTGTGGTCATTCTTCGTTCTCCTCTGTTGGGTATTCATCCGTGTTTGCTCGGTCTGCTTCGGTCTCGGTGGCCGTGTGCTTGGCTTCGTGTTCGCGCTGTGCTTGGCGGCGCTGGTCTTCGGCTGCGCGTTGTTCGGGCGTGGTGGCTTTGTGCTTGGCGATTAGCTCGGCCTCGAATTGGTCGATCAGGTCGCCCATTGTTTGCGGTGTGGTCATGTGGTGGTCTCCTTTGGTGGGTTAGTAAACAATGCGGCCAAGTTCGGCGTTTAAATTGCGGCCTGCGCCCTCCCAGTGACAAGCGGCGGCGTTGATTAGGTGGTGGTAGTAGTGCGACCAGAACCCGATCATGTCGCCATCATTTAGTTCGGGCCGGATGTTTTCGCCTGCGTCACTTTCGGCGTGGGCGGTTAAAAGGGTGTCAAGGTTGTTTAATTCTTCGGTGAGCTTGCCAACGGCTTGGCGGTCTGCGGCGTGCTTTGCCAACAATGCAGCCGATTGCTGCGCTGTTGTGTCAACGTGGCAAGCTAAAGCCCATACTGGCGTGGTTTCGGGTAATGATTTCAACCATTTGTCGAGCTGCTTGGGTGTGAGTTTTTTTGGCATGGTGTGGGCTCCGGTTATGCCCGGCGCGGTGGCCGGGCGCGTTGATTAGCGGACAATGAATTCAGGGCGGTGCAGCAAGTTCCAGTCAACTGCCAACTCCATGAGTTGTGCGCTGGTGGTGCGCTTGCGTGTTGCTCGCACCAGTGCCGACAAGGCGCGGGCGGCTGTGTCTGGCATTCCTGCTGCTAAGTAAATCCGGATGTTTTCCAATTCGCGGGCTTCTGCTTTCGTCATCTCGTTTACTCCTGTGTGTTAGGTTGGCGTCATTGCTGACTGGTAGGAAATATACACCTTGTCAAGCCCTTTTTGTGCGAGTATTTTTTTATGGCGTTTTGGGTTTCGATTGGTTTTCCCAATGAGCGAAGCGGTGCGGTTCTGTGGCTGCTCAGAGGGGAAAGCCAGTAGGCTGTGACTTGCTCGGGGTGTCTGCTGCCCGTGTGGCTTGGGTACGTCTCGGCGGGTTTTAGGTACGTCTCGGCGGGTGCACTGGTTGACCGGGTAAGGGTAGCGCGGCGGGTGTTTAAAGCGAAGCGTTGCAGTCCTCTCGCTGTTCCCCTAATATCCACCCCATGAGTAAGACACCAACACCAGTGAAGCTAACCAAGGCCCAGATAAGGGAAGGACTCGATACTGTCCCTGTCTCGCACATCTTGGGAAAGGGTGCAGCCCGTGAGTTGACCAGTGCACAAAAGACATTTGCCCTTGAAGTCGCGAAGGGGTCGACCGGTGCGGCTGCATATCGGAAGGCCTACAACACTCGGGGAAAGAAGCTAACCCAAGCCAATGAGGCCTCAAGACTGAAGGCTCGCCCAGATATAGCCGCTGAGATAGAGGCCTACCAACTGGCTTTGGAGGGCGCGAAACATAGAAACCCCGCTGCTTTACGCGAGCTTGTCATTCAATCTTTAGTAAAAGTGATTATTGATCCCGAAGCAAAACCCGGTCAGATCACGGCTGCGGCTAAGGTTTTGGGCACTGTGACTGAGGTGGCAGCCTTCACCGAGCGCAAAGAAGTGCGCACCATTACGAGCAGCGAAGATGCGCGCGCCGCGATCATGGCACAACTCAAAGCGCTGTCGAACGCGAGTGCTGAGGACGCAACGATCATCGACGCTCAGGCCGACGACCTGATGCGAGAACTGGCTGGCGACGCGACCCACCCGCCCCCGACCCCCCAAACTGATGAGGCGGAGTCCCCGCCGTCTTTACATACTATTCCACACGAACAAACCCCTTCTTTATCCAAGGAAGACCCCCCGTCATCGCCGTAAAGCTGACCCCCGGGGGGGTATTTTGCTTAAAAAATAGGCAGTCGGAACAGAAAAATAAGTAGGTACTTGTGGCGTAACTTAAAATGGCAACTACTACTAAAACAACGAAGCAATCAAAGCGTGGAGATTGCTTTAAAAAAGTTATCCACAGGGACATGAAGATTCGGCGTAGCGATCCTACGAGAGATGAGTGTATGGAGATGGGTATGAGCCCGGCGCAGAAGGAAGTTTTCTTGGTGATTGATGCTTGGTGGCAGAAGTATGGGTTCTCGCCCACCTTGAGGGATATTGCGTATGTGCGTGGCAAGATGGGGATTGGGTCTACGAAGAACATTGTGGACCGGCTGGTAAAGCTTGGGGTGATCAAGAAGATGGATGGTGTGGGTCGGACGATTCGCCCGGCTTGGGTGAATTACAAGAACTTGAAGGAACTTGAGTGAAAAACGAAAAGTCTGCTCCGCAGGATTTAGAGGCGTTGGTCGCTCAGTTGCCCATCCATGAGCAAGAGAAGCTTTTGGAGCAGGTGGCTGAGTACAAGGCTGCGGTGGAGCGGGAGAAGTGTCAGGCGTCTTTCATGGCTTTCGTCAAGAAGATGTGGCCGGGGTTCATTCATGGGCGGCACCATGCTGTTGTGGCCAAAGCGTTTGAGGATATTGCCTCGGGAAAGTTGAAGCGCCTAGCAATTTCCATGCCGCCAAGGCACACGAAATCGGAGTTTGGCTCGTACATGCTCCCGGCTTGGTTCCTTGGCAAGTTCCCCGACAAGAAGGTCATGCAGGCATCGAACACTGGCGAGCTGGCCGTGGGCTTTGGCCGGAAGGTGCGTAACCTCGTGATGAGCGAGCAGTACCACGAGGTTTTCCCGAGCACGAACATCCGGCAGGACTCCAAGTCGGCGGGCCGGTGGGCTGTGAACGAGGTGGGCGAGTACTTCGCTATCGGCGTTGGGGGCACGATGACTGGCCGGGGCGCTGATCTGGTCATCATTGACGATCCCCACACGGAAGGCGAAGCAACACTGGCCGCGCACGACCCCTCTATATATGACAAGGCCTACGAGTGGTACACCTCTGGCCCGCGTCAGCGTCTTCAGCCCAATGGTGCGATCATCATCATCGCCACCCGCTGGAGTGAGAACGATCTCATTGGCCGCGTGCTCAAGGAATCCGCCGAAAGAGGCAAGGAAGACGAGTGGCGCGTGATCGAGTTCCCGGCCATCCTCCCGTCTGGCAATCCCCTGTGGCCAGAGTTCTGGTCGCTTGAGCTGCTGGAAGCCTTGAAAGAAGAATTGGCACCGTCCAAGTGGAACGCCCAGTACCAGCAAAGGCCGACCGGCGAAGAAGGGGCCATCGTCAAGCGCGACTGGTGGCAGGTCTGGGAGAGAGACGATCCGCCGCGCTGCGAGTTCATCATTCAGGCTTGGGACACGGCCTTCACTAAGAACGAGAGGTCCGACTTCTCGGCGTGCACCACTTGGGGCGTCTTCTTTATGAACGAAGACCCCAACGATGCGAACATCATCTTGCTCGACGCTTTCCAAAAGCGAATGGAGTTCCCTGAGCTCAAGCAAAAGGCGCAGGAGAACTATCTTGAGTGGGAGCCTGACGAGTGCATCGTGGAAGCCAAGGCCGCTGGTGCCTCGCTGATCCAAGAACTGAACCAAATGACTGGTATTTTTGTGATCGGCTACACGCCCAGCCGAGGTACGCGCCAGCAGTCCAACGACAAGATCGCCCGGATGAACACGGTCTCGCCTATTTTCAAGGCTGGCAAGGTGTGGGCACCGGATACTCGCTGGGCCAGAGAAGTGATCGACCAGATGGCCGCTTTCCCGAACGCGGCGCACGATGACTTGGCTGACACGGCTGTGATGGCCGTCACGAGATTTCGACAAGGCGGGTTCTTGAGACTAGAATCCGACGAGCAGGACGAACCCTTGTCCTTTCGGCGCAAAGCAGCGTTTTATTAAGGATTCGACATGGCAGCATCAGATATGGTCTCCGGTATTGGTGGCGCTCCCCGTGGGATGGGCTTTGAAGATATCGTGCAAGATGACACCCCGGCAATCGAAATTGAGATTGAGAACCCAGATGGCGTGGTGATCGGCGTCGATGGCATTGAAATTGACCTCATGCCCGACGAAGAAACGGCGGAAGATTTCGGTGCCAACCTCGCAGAGTTTATGGACGATGGCGAGCTTGGAAAATTGGCCGACGACCTCTTGGGTGAGTTTGAAGCCGACATTGCCAGCCGCAAGGACTGGGTTGAGATGTACGTCAAAGGCCTTGAGGTCCTTGGCATGAAGTATGAAGAGCGCACCGAACCATGGACTGGTGCCTGCGGCGTGTTCTCCACTGTACTTACTGAAGCTGCCATAAGGTTCCAGTCCGAGACCATCATCGAGACGTTCCCCGCTGCGGGTCCAGTCAAGACCGAGATCATCGGAGCCATCGACAAACTGAAAGAGGAAGCTGCCGAGCGAGTTCGTGATGACATGAACTACAAGCTCACGGAGCAGATGCCTGAGTACCGGCCCGAGCACGAGCGCATGCTGTACAACTTGGGCTTGGCCGGTGCGGCGTTCAAGAAGGTCTACTTCGACCCGAGCATTGGCCGTCAGACGGCGGTCTTCATTCCGGCAGAAGACTTGATCATCCCCTACGGCGCTCCGAGCTCGCGCACTGCAGAGCGCGTGACTCATGTGATGCGCAAGACCAAGAACGACATTAAGAAACTACAGGTAGCGGGCTTCTACCGTGATGTTGACTTGGGCGAGCCAGAGTCGTTCTTCTCTGACATTGAAAAGCGCAAGGCCGAGGACCAAGGCTTCAGCCTCACAGAAGACAACCGCTACCAAGTGCTGGAGATGTGCGTTGACTACAACCTGCCCGGCTACGAGGATGAGGACGAGATCGCACTGCCCTATGTGATCACGATCGACCGCTCGACCACCAAGGTGCTGGCCATCCGCCGCAACTGGAACGAAGACGACGAGCTCAAACTCAAGCGCCAGCACTTCGTGCAGTACACCTACGTGCCCGGCTTCGGTGTGTATGGCCTTGGCCTGATCCACATCATCGGCGGCTACGCCCGCGCTGGCACTTCGCTGATCCGCCAACTGGTGGACGCTGGCACGTTGAGCAACTTGCCCGGTGGCTTGAAGTCCCGTGGCCTGCGCATCAAGGGTGACGACACTCCGATCGCTCCCGGTGAGTTCCGTGATGTGGACGTGCCAAGTGGCTCAGTGCGTGACAACATCATGCCGCTGCCATACAAGGAGCCGTCGCAAGTTCTGTTGGCCCTGCTGAACCAGATCACTGATGAAGCTCGCCGACTGGGCTCTGTTGCTGACATGAAGGTCAGTGATATGAGTGCCAATGCGCCCGTAGGCACAACACTGGCCATCCTTGAGCGCCAGTTGAAGACCATGAGCGCGGTGCAGGCCCGCATCCACTATTCGATGAAAGAGGAGTTCAAGCTCCTCAAGGCCATCATCCGCGACAACACCCCGGGCGAGTACGAGTACACACCTGCTGGCGGCGATCGCAAGGTCAAGCAAGAAGACTATGACATGGTGGACGTGATCCCCGTGTCTGATCCGAACAGCGCGACCATGGCGCAGCGGATCATGCAGTACCAAGCGGCCATCCAGTTGGCTCAAGGTGCACCGCAGATTTACGACTTGCCTCAGTTGCACCGTCAGATGTTGGAAGTGCTTGGCATCAAGAACGCCGACAAGCTCGTGCCGATCGACGACGACATAAAGCCCAAGGACCCAATCAGCGAGAACATGGGCTTCTTCAACGGCAAGCCCACCAAGGCGTTCATCTTCCAAGATCATGACGCCCACATCGCTGTGCACACCAGCTTGATGCAGGACCCAATGATGATGGCCAAGATGGGCCAGAACCCACAGGCCCAGCAGACTATGGCCGCTATGCAGGCGCACATCAACGAGCACCTTGCCTTCGTGTATCGCAAGCAGATCGAAGAGCAGATGGGCGTCCCGTTGCCCGATCCGAACGAGAACTTGCCAGAAGATGTGGAAGTGCAGCTCTCCCGCCTTACAGCTCAGGCCGCGAGCCAGCTCTTGCAAAAGGACAAGGCGCAGCAGCAAGCTCAGCAGGCGCAGCAGCAGATGCAGGACCCTCTGGTCCAGATGCAGCAGCAAGAACTGCAGATCAAGCAGCAGGAGTCTCAGGTCAAAGCCCAGAAGGTCCAAGGCGAGTTGGCCATCCGACAGCAAGAGATGCAGCTCAAGGCGCAAGAGATGGCTACACGCTCAGGCGAAGACCCACAAGTTGCAGCCGCCCGAGCCCAGCAAGAGATGCAAATCGCGCAAGAAGAACATGCCATGAAGATGCGTATGGCAGAGCAAGAGCATCAGCAAA